GGCCGGCTGCGCGGAGAGATCCACGCCACGGCGCCGACGCTGGTTGGGAGCCGGGCAGAAGCATGGGTCATCTCACCGACCCGCTATGCGAAGTACCAGGAGTTCGGGACGCGCCACAACGCGGCCCACCCCTTCCTTCGCCCGGCGGCGGCTGAGAGCCGAGCTGAAGTCGTCAGCCGCATTGCGGCTGCCGTCACCGAGGCCGCCCGCACGGGCTCCGGGAAGACGGAGATCGAGATCATGGTGCGGCTGTGAAGGGGAAGGACAGATGACGACATCCGTCGCCCCGGTCAAGCGAGCGGTCGTGCAGGCGCTCCGCGCCTCACCCTCTCTCGTGTCCGCCATAAGAGGCGGGATCCACGAGGGGATCGCTCCCCGCAAGGTCCGTTACCCGTTCATCACCTATCAGCTCGTGGCGGCCCCGTATGCGTATGACTGGACCGGCATGATGATCCAGGCGTTGATCGACGTTTCGGTCTATGCGGAGAACCCCGTCGATGCCAACAACATCGACGCGCTCGTCGCCGGGGCCCTCAACGAGGCTGGGCTCAATGTCGATGGGCAGACCAGCCTGCTTTGCCGCCGGGTCGCGGATCTGCCAACGGGGCCAGACATCGACTCCGAGGGAAAGCGCATCTACCAGGTGGGCGGCTCGTATTCGGTCTGGACCGACCAGTCCCTATGAGAAAGCTCCACGGCAAGAACGGCGCCATCTACATCAACGGATCCAAGGTCACCGCCAAGACCGAGTGGGCCCTGAACATGAACCGGGACTACGCCGACGTCTCCACGTTCCGTGACAGGAACAAGGTGTACGCGGCTGGTCTCATGGACATCTCGGGGACCTTCGCGGGATTGCTGGACATCGACGGGGATCTTGCCCTCCAGAGCAACGACGGAGTCGCCTACACGGTGGCCGTCTATGCCGAGGATGGTGCCTCCCCGATCGCCTCTGGACCCGCTTTTGTGGATTGCTCCGTGACGGTCAGCATTTCTGATGCGGTCCGCATCTCCGGCAACTTCAAGTCTGCCGGGGCATGGGACATTCCCTGAAGGAGTTGAACAATGGCAACAGGAGCCGGCACCAAGCTGCACGGCAAAAATGGGGCGATCTACGTCGCATTCGCGACGGGGGCCGACACCTACGGCGCCAAGGTCAAGCTCACGGCCAAGACCGAGTGGACCCTGAACCTGTCTCGTGACTACGTTGACAGCACCTCATTCGGGGCCACCAACAAGACCTACCTCGTCGGCCTCAAGGACATCCAGGGCACCTTCGCGGGCCTCCTGGACGTCTCCGGGGACTACCAGGTGAACGCCGCGTCCTCGGACGCGATCTACATCTACCTCTACGCGGACGACCGCGTCTCCAGCGAGATCCTCGTGGCGAAGGGCCCGGGGCTCATGGACGCCTCGATCACGGCGAGCATCTCGGACGCGATCAAGACGACCGGCAACTTCCGCGCCTCGGCGGCGTGGACCGTCTTCTCGGACGGGACCCTCACCTAATCTCGTAGCATCCGCGCTGGAGGCGGCCGAAATATCGGCCCCTCCCGGCTGTCAGCCGCCTCCAGCGCAGGGAGTTCGCGATGGGATACTTGTTCAAGACGATCCGGTCAGGGATTTACAGTCCCGCCGGCACCGTGGAAATCCCCTTCCTTGGAGCCAAGGTCGGGGAGCTCAGTTCCTGGACGCTTCAGCGGCGCGGAGATCAAGGCCGGGATGCCGGCCTCTACGATCTTCACGCCGTCTTTTCATTTGTCAGCGACGCGCTGTGGAACGATGACGAATACGGCAAGGTCATCTTCCTGAACATCACGCCGCACAAGCAATACAGGGTCGAGAACGAGCCCGAAACCCGAATGGTGCGGGAGGGTCGGACCCTATTGGTTGAAGGGATAACCATCCATGACACCTCGCGCCGCTAGCCTGACTCCCGACTTCCTCGAGGAAGAGATCAACATCCGGGGCATTCCCTATCGCCTCCGCGAGCTCTCCATTGGTGACTACGACGAGCTCGTGAAGAAGGCGACCACGAAGGTTGCCAACCCCCTCACCGGCCAGGAGGACGAGACCATCGACAACTCCCTCCTCCTGAAGTTCATGGTCCTGCGCTGCTCGGTCGAGCCGAAGCTCACCCCCGAGACGCTCGCCAACCTCCCGATGCGGGTGGTGTTGAAGCTGAACCAGACCGTGAACCGGATGCACTACGGCGACGAGCCGGAGAAGAAGGCGGAGCCCGCCGACGACGCGGCCGAGGAGACCCCCAAGGGAAACGCCTGACCACTCGTGACCTCATCTTCCGTATCGCGGCCCGATACGGGAAGTGGCCTCACGAGGTAGCGGCACTCCCTTTTCATCTCTACCTCGCCTTGCGCGAGGACTGGATCGGCCGAAATACGGTCGCCACAGAAGGCGACAAGCTCGCAAGCGTCGAAGACGTCGTCGAGTACAACGCTGAGGCTTTCACTGGAGAGTCGGTGTAGCGCCCGGGAGAGATCCCCATGCCAGGTGAGACGGGCGAAGTCAGTAGCATCGGCGTAAAGCTGACCCTCGATGCCGGGGAGTTCATGGGTGGCATGAAGGCCGCCCAGGGTTCCCTCAATACGTTCCAGCAGCAGGCTGCCAAGGCCGGGTCCGGGGCAGGCCAGCTCAAGGCCGGGGGCGGCAAGCAAACCGCCTCCGGGCCTTCGTCTGCCCAGAGCCTGACGGGCATCAATGTCTCCCTGGTCCTTTCCGACCAGCAGCTCGCTGGTCTTCGCAAGCAAGTCCAGGGCGCCCTCCAGAACATCCCCATCACCGTCACGACCCAGGGCGCCAAGGCGGCCAGGGCAGAGGCCCAGTCGGTCGTCGCGGCTGTCAGCACGCCGGCCATCGGGACCCGGAGCGGGGCCGCCCGCGTGGTGGAGTCTGCCGTCCGCCAGAACCTTCCCCAGAAGGCCCACGGCGGGCCCGTCCAGGCCGGGCGTGCGGTCATCGTGGGAGAGCATCGACCCGAGGTCTTCATCCCCCGCAGCCACGGCCACATCGAGCCGGACGCCACGCGGTTCTACCGTGAGCAGGAACGCTTCCGCCGCCGCGAGGCAGAGCTCGCTGCTCTCGAGTACACCCAGCAGCGTCGCCACGAGCGCGAGATGGGACGCTTCGCCGGAGGCCCCGTCGAAGGCCCTCTGGCCCGTCGTCTCCGCGAAGGTCCGTACCGGCCTTCCCCGCCTCCTCCTGTCGAGCAGCCCCAGCCGATCTTCGAGCCGGAATGGATGCGCCGCGCCCGCGAGCAGCGCCTTCCGCCCAAGGTTTTCCGCATGGCCGGCGGGCCGGTGCGGACCTTTACCGTTGCAGACCCCATGGGTCTCCACATGCGTCCGTCGGGCGTCCTGGCCCAGGTGGCCCAGCACTATCCCGATGCCGCGATCCAGATCCGCAACCTGACAAACGGTGCATCTCCCAACCTGTCACCCCGGAGCATGATGGGCTGGGCCCAGCTCATGGCTATCCCGGGCGACGAGATCCAGATGATCGGCAACGAGGGATCTGAGCTGGCCCTTCACCAGCTCGCCCGACTCGGTGGCTCCCCGAAGCTCACCGGGCTTGCCAGGCGGCGCCTGAAGAGGCGTTGGAGCGAGAACTGGGCGGCATCGCATGCCTGGCGTGGGATCCGTCATGCCGGCGCTGGGGCCATCGCTCTCCGGGCGACCCTGGCGAACGAGGGTGGCACCTTCCCGCTCTACGGCGGACCCCAGCCCCCGAAGGGCTACGCCGTGGGCATCGAGACCGGAACCAGCCAGCTCGCTGACCCGAACGATCCCCGTGACTTCTTCCGAAAGTACAACGCCCAGCGCAAGGCCCAGATGGCGGCTGGCGACTTCCCGCCCTTCGTCGGGACCTGGCTCCACGAGGGCCAGATCCACATCGACCCGGCTGCTGTCCTCGGGCGTCGCCGCGAAGCTGATCTCGTGGCTCGGGCCAAGTCCCAGCTCGCCTTCTTCGACCTGAAGCGTTTCGACGAGATCCCCACCAGCACCCACAAGCTGCGGGCCACGGCCGAGCGGATCAACCAGCTCATCATGTCCGGCCGGAAGCGCCAGGAGGGCGGGCCAGCCTCCGCCTTCCGCTCGTCGGGCAAACCATCTGAGCTGATGCACCGCTTCGGTCTCGGATTGGGATCTCAGGGGCTCGGGCCATTCGAGCCCGGTCCCGGAGTGTCGCATGACATCGACCGCATCCGGGGCATGACCCGGGAGCATTGGCTCGGCATTGATGAACTTGTAGAGGGTCGTCCCTTCGTCATCGGTCAGGCCATCGGAGACACGGGATCCGTTTCCCCGGGCAAAACCAAGATGCGTCCCGGGCTTCCTGCCGAGAGTCAGCTTCGCTGGCGAAACTTTGGATATGGGCGCTCGAGGCTGAATGACACCTCGGGTCTGGTTGGTATCCACAACCATCCTCTCTACAAGGGCTCGACCGACATCTGGCGTCCCTCGCTTCCTGATATTCGCACGATGTTCTCGGGGGAGGAGCGCGAGTCGTGGGTCGTGACCCCGCACTCCACACAGATCATGCGTCCGAGAGGACATTCCATTCACAGTGATCCGGGCCAGATCCGGCTTGCCCGGAGCATGGCCGAAGAGCTGGCCCAGGCCATGGGTGTCCGTGAAGAGGAGTTCATCAAGGGCACCCACATCCCGCGAGGATATGGGGCGAGTGGAGCGGATTACTTCACTCCTGCCTTCATCAAGGCATTTTCGTCGAAAGAGGTCCTTCAGAGCTTCGACCTCCAGCGTCGGATGCTCGACCGTGTCGGCGGGGAATACGGGTTCGACTGGGAGCTGTGGAAGCACCCCCCTGGTCCGTACACGAAGACCGAGCCGGCCCCGCGCCCCAGTCGAGTCCCGCGCCCGTCTTCCGGCCAGCTCACCTTCGGCATGATGGCTGGTGGGCCCGTCAATGCTGCCCGCCGCACCCGCGCCTACGGCATGACGCGTTCCTACGGAAACATCAAGGGCTGGGAAAACGCTCAGTGGCGCGATCAGGAGCGCCGCGAGATCGAGGATGCTCGCCGGGCGGCCTACGAGGCTAGTGCCAAGCGTCGCATCCCCGGGTTCGCTTCGAGCGCATGGGAAACCTTCCCCCTCGCCGCTGAACCTCTCGTTCCCCTGACCGGCGAAACAACCAAGCTGTTCGGGGAAATGGCTGGTGGCCCGGTTCACGCCAAGAAGGGTGCTGTCGTCGGACGGATGACCCAGGAGGAGCTGGACTTCGCCGGCAACTTGCGAGCAGCAGCGGCGAGGATCTCACCAGACCAGATGAAGTTCGGCAAGGCTTGGTATGCCGATGCCCAGAACTGGATCAATGAGCAGTCCGTTCGCTACGGGATCGACCCTACCACTGTTCGTGGTGTGACTGCCGCCCTCTCGGCCGGCACATCGTGGCAAGCCAACAAGACCAAGGCTCACAGGGTCCTCCAGACGCACAGAATGGGCCTGTTCGGTGAGTCGTTCCCCTACAACATGAGGCTCGATGCCCACGGGAAGGCCAGGGCCATCCTCGAGGGAGCGGACCCAGAGAGGATCCTCGGCCATACCCCCAAGG